CCTCTTTAAAAATCTCCCAAAAAATCAAAAAGGAAAGTTTTAGCTGGTTTAATCTAAATTAATCTATTTTAATCTAGCATGATCTTGCTAAATCTTAATTATAGGGCTATATGCTCATATTTTGGCTTGTGAGAGCAGAGTTACCTAAGTAGGTAAACTTATAAGCAAAAGTTGTTGCTGTTCTTAGAAACGAAAATATAGGCTTTAAACGATATAACCACATTTAAAAGAAAGGACAATATGCAAACACAAAACGGTGGCAGACCCACAATTTTACCTAAGATGTATGAAGAACCGCTTTTTAGTCAAATCATTGATAAAATTGAATCAGGCTGCAATGACAGAGAAATCTACACTAGTTTGCATTGTTCTGCTAAAACTTTTAGAAAGTGGCGAGATGACAATATAAAGGCGTATGACGAAGCTAAAAGCATTGCTAGGGGAAATCTATTAGAACTAGCTGAAAGTGCCTTAGCGAGCAAACTGACAGTCAGAACGCTAAAGGAAACAGAAACAATCTATGACGCTGACGGAAACGTTGAAAAAGTAAAGGTTAAAGAAAAAGAGCTGGACAAAGATAGCTTGGTAGCTATGATGGTTGCTAAGGCTGGTAACCCTGAACTTTATAACCCTACTGAATGGCGGAGATTACAACAGGAAGAATCAAGCTCTAATGACCTTAAAGCTAAAATTGAAGAACTTGACGACTATAAGCTAAGTAAGTACGAAACTCCAAAAATTGAAGTGCCGAAAGGGTTTGAATAAATGTATTATTTGAATAAAATGTTGGAATACAACAAAGAAAATGGCATTATTATTAATAAATACATTCGTAAGACTATTCAGAAGCAAATACGTATTCACAACAAGTATATTTATCGCTATGACCGTGTTACACAAGCTATTGAATGGATACAAGACAACTTCTATTTAACTACTGGTAACCTGATTAAAATCGAGCTACTACCGACACAGCTTTGGTGGTATGAGTTAATGCTTGGTTATGATATGATTGATGAAAAAGGCATTCAGGTCAATCTAGTCAATGAAATTTTCCTTAATTTGGGACGTGGTTCTGGTAAGTCAAGTTTAATGGCTACGCGCGTGCTTAACTGGATGATTTTAGGCGGACAATATGGTGGAGAGAGCTTAGTTATTGCATATGATAATACACAGGCTAGACACGTATTTGATCAAGTTCGGAATCAAACGGAAGCAAGCGATACATTGAGAGTGTACAATGAAAACAAGATTTTCAAAAGTACAAAACAAGGGCTAGAATTTACTTCTTTTAAAACTACTTTCAAAAAGCAAACAAATGATACTTTGAGGGCGCAAGGTGGTAACAGTTCCCTTAATATATTTGATGAAGTTCATACCTATGGCGAAGATATAACAGAATCAGTTAATAAAGGTTCACGTCAAAAACAAGACAACTGGCAAAGTATTTACATCACTTCTGGCGGACTTAAACGAGACGGATTATATGATAAACTTATTGAACGCTTCAAATCAGAGGAAGAATTTTATAATGATAGGTCGTTCGGCTTACTTTACATGCTAGAAAATCATGAGCAGGTAAAAGATAAGAAGAATTGGACTATGGCTTTTCCTCTTATTGGCAATGTCCCTAAGTGGTCAGGAGTTATTAAGGAGTACGAACTTGCGCAAGGAGATCCAGCGTTACAGAATAAGTTCTTAGCGTTTAATATGGGCTTGCCTATGCAGGATACAGCTTACTACTTCACTCCGCAAGATACTAAACTAACAGAATTTAACTTATCTGTATTTAATAAAAATAGAACTTATGTCGGAATTGACCTATCCTTAATTGGCGATTTAACCGCTGTGTCGTTCGTTTGTGAGTTAGAGGGTAAAACTTACAGTCATACACTTACTTTCTCTGTACGGTCGCAATATGAGCAACTAGATATAGAACAGCAAGAACTATGGACTGAATTTGTTGACAGAGGGGAACTAATCTTACTTGATACTGAATACATAAATGTAAATGACTTAATACCATATATTAATGACTTTAGAAGCAAGACAGGTTGCAGACTTAGAAAAGTAGGATATGACCCAGCACGCTATGAAATCTTAAAAGGGTTGATTGAGCGTTACTTCTTTGATAAAGATGAAGATAACCAACGAGCTATTCGACAAGGTTTCTCAATGAATGACTATATTAAGCTATTAAAATCTAAATTAGTTGAAAATAAACTTATCCATAATCAAAAAGTCATGCAGTGGGCTTTAAATAATACTGCTGTTAAAATCGGACAAAGTGGGGACTATATGTATACTAAAAAACTTGAAAAAGATAAAATTGACCCTACTGTGGCTTTGACAATGGCATTAGAAATGGCGGTGTCAGATGAAGTATAACGTTGACACGGTTCGAGAAAGTGGCTGGTATAATAAAAAAGAATGGTTGTCGGTCCGTGATTATGTGAGGCAACGTGATAAGATGACTTGCGTAAGATGTGGTGCATTCGGTGCTAAAAAATACGAGGTAGACCATATTGTAGAACTAACTTGGGAAAATCTTGATGATTGGAAAATAGCGCTGAACCCCGATAACCTACAACTCCTTTGTAAGTCTTGCCATAACAAGAAAACAGGCGAGTATAAACGAGGGAAAGGCGTTAGTTTATGGTAGAAAGGGGAAAATTGAACTTATTCGGAAAAGTGGTATCATTTTCACGTGGAAAACTAAACAATGATACTCAAAGAGTCACAGCGTGGCAAAACGAAGCGGTAGAATATACAAGTGCCTTTGTGACTAACATTCATAATAAAATCGCTAATGAAATAACAAAAGTAGAATTTAATCATGTTAAATATAAAAAGTCTGATGTTGGTTCTGATACTTTGATTAGTATGGCAGGTTCTGATTTAGATGAGGTCCTCAATTGGAGTTATAAGGGCGAACATAATAGCATGGAGTTTTGGCAGAAAGTAATTAAAAAGTTGCTATGCACGCGCTATGTTGACCTGTACCCTATATTTGATAGTGAAACAGGCGAACTATTAGACCTACTATTTGCTAACGACAAAAAAGAATATAAACCTGAAGAATTAGTAAGGCTTATCAGTCCTTTTTATATCAATGAAGACACAAGTATTTTAGATAATGCTCTAGCTAGTATTCAAACTAAGCTGGAACAAGGTAAATTGCGTGGCTTGTTGAAAATTAATGCCTTTCTTGACATTGATAATACACAGGAGTATCGAGAAAAAGCCTTAACAACAATAAAGAATATGCAAGAGGGTTCGAGTTACAACGGTTTGACGCCAGTTGATAACAAGACGGAAATTGTAGAACTTAAAAAAGATTATTCTGTTTTAAATAAAGATGAAATTGAACTTATTAAATCAGAACTTTTAACAGGTTACTTTATGAATGAAAATATTTTGCTTGGTACTGCTACGCAAGAACAACAAATTTATTTTTATAATTCTACTATCATTCCTTTACTGATCCAACTTGAAAAGGAACTGACTTATAAACTGATTTCAACTAACCGCAGACGAGTAGTTAAGGGTAATTTATATTATGAACGCATAATCGTAGATAACCAGCTATTCAAGTTTGCAACTTTGAAAGAATTAATTGACTTGTACCATGAAAATATTAATGGTCCTATTTTTACACAGAATCAACTTCTTGTTAAAATGGGCGAGCAACCAATTGAGGGTGGAGATATCTACATAGCTAATCTTAATGCAGTTGCTGTTAAAAATCTAAGTGACCTACAAGGCAGTAGAAAGGACGTAACAAGCACAGATGAAACTAATAACCAATAGTGCTGAAATTAAAGTAACTGAAAACGAGGACGGTTCTAAAACGTTCCAAGGAATTGGTTCAGAAGTTGGTGTAGAGAACCTTAACGGTATTGTCTTGACACCTAACTGCATTGAGTTTACTAGAGAACGATACCCATTGCTGTATGAACATGGTGCTGGATCTAGCGAAGTCATCGGGGACGCAAAAGTTTACTATGATTTAGCTACTAATAAATACCTGACTGACTTTACACTTTATGACAATGCACCAAACATTAATAAGGCTGTGGAAAATGGCGCGTTTGATTCACTATCAATTGCCTATTATATTACAGATTATACTTTTGATGATAATGACGCTCTAGTTGTAAATAAAGCACAGTTTAAAGAGATTTCTCTTGTTTCAGTACCAGCAGACCCTAACGCAAAATTTATTCAAAATGCCTTAGGCGAAGAACTTACAGAAGAACGCAACAAAATTATTGAAAGCCGAAATGCTTTGAAAGAAATTGAGGATATTAAAAAGAAATATGAATAAACCTGATTTAATTGAAAAACAAAACCGCTTAGCAGAACTTAAAGAAAATAACGTATCTTTAAAATCTCAAATTAGTGGCTTTGAAGTAAAAAACGCAATTGAAGACTTGCCTAAAGTACAAGAATTGGAAAAAACACTTTCAGAAAATTCAATTGAAATTATCAAAATTGAGAACGAACTTAATGCACAGGAAGAAAAACCAAAAGGAAAAGCTAAAATGACAAACTTTATTGAATCACAAAACGCTGTAACAGAATTTTTTGATGTATTGAAAAAGAACTCTGGAAAGTCAGAAATTAAAAACGCTTGGAACGCAAAACTTGCTGAAAATGGTGTAACTATCACAGATACAACTTTCCAACTTCCACGCAAATTGGTTGAGTCAATCAACACAGCTTTGTTAAATACTAACCCAGTATTCAAAGTTTTCCACGTTACAAATGTCGGTGCTTTGCTCGTATCACGCTCATTTGATTCATCTAATGAAGCACAAGTCCACAAAGACGGACAAACAAAAACAGAACAGGCAGCAACACTCACTATTGATGCTCTTGAACCTGTAATGGTTTATAAATTGCAATCACTTGCTGAACGTGTTAAACGACTTCAAATGTCTTATTCTGAACTTTACAACTTGATTGTAGCTGAACTTACACAAGCTATTGTTAATAAAATTGTTGACCTTGCGCTTGTTGAGGGTGACGGAACAAATGGTTTTAAATCAATCGACAAAGAAGCAGATGTTAAAAAAATCAAAAAGATTACTACAAAAGCCAAATCAGCAGGAACAACTCCATTTGCTAACGCTATTGAAGAAGCGGTTGACTTTGTTCGTCCTACTGCTGGTCGTCGTTATTTGATTGTTAAAGCAGAAGACCGTAAAGCATTGTTAGATGAGTTACGCCAAGCTACTGCTAATGCTCATGTTCGTATTAAAAATGATGATACTGAAATTGCTTCTGAAGTTGGAGTAGATGAAATCATTGTCTACACAGGTTCAAAAGCACTCAAGCCTACTGTATTGGTAGACCAAAAATATCATATTGATATGCAAGACATTACAAAAGTTGACGCATTTGAATGGAAAACTAATAGCAACATGATTTTGGTTGAAACACTAACAAGCGGACACGTTGAAACTTATAACGCTGGTGCAGTAATTACAGTAGCATAAGAATAAAATGGAGGAAGTAAATGATAGATTATATTAAGGTCTATTGTGGTATTCCGATTTTAGTAACAGCTTATGATAGTAAACTTATCTTATTCCGTTCAATAGCTATTAAATTGCTAGAAAAAAATGGTATTAAAGCTGACGAAACAAGTGTATTAGTGAAAGACTTTATCTCTTGTTATTGTCGGCTTAATATTGTTGATGAACCAGCAGAACAATGGCGAAACGCTGAAATGAAACGTTTGGCTTCTTTGCAAGAGTTAATGTATTATGGAGGTATTTAATGATATTTTCACAAGTAACATTGCAAGTTGAAACGACTGTTAAGAAGAAGAACGGTGCAGAAGACAATGTTATAAAGCCTATCACTTTGCCAGCAGTTAAACAGAGAATTAGTCAGTCAAGGCTTGATGAGTTTTCTATGGTTGGGCTAGGTAAAAACGTAAGATACGAGCTTAACGGAATCGGAGAAATGGAAGACTTGATTTTCAACTATTTCTTAGACGAAAAAGGCGAAACTTTCAAGCGTACAACATGGGAAAGAAACCCTAAGAATAACAAGATGATTTTAGAGGGGATAGTGAGCAACGGACTATGAAAGAATTTGATTCTTATATAGATTGGTACAACAATTTACTTACAATGCCTCTAAATGACGTTATTTTAGGCGTTAAGGACACGATAGAAGACAAGACGGTATATTTATCGCTTAGTGACTCAAAGGTACTTAAAATGGATAATACGAGCTTTGTCATGGGTTACTATTATCAAGTTGTTTTATCTGTTAAAGATGTTGACGATGAACTTGTCGGACTTGTCGGAAATGTTTTACAAAACGGTTGGAATATGACGAACTGGTCAGAGAATAGCCATTTGTACAATTATACTGGTACTGTTTATTTGCCTTGTGGTGCAGGTGGTCAAGCATGGCAATGAATTTACTTAATACATCAAGCATAGCTAAAGAAATGCAAACTAAAGTAACAGAACGCATGGGCGATTGGTTTGAAGCAGAGTTTAAAGCTAAGGCAAATAGTGCAAGCCGAAGAACTAGATTAATCAGAAGTCATGGTCATACCTATACTTATGCAAGATATCAAAATACTGGGCAATTGTCAGGACACTTAAAGCAAGTTAAAAAAGGCGATAAAGTAGTAGTAAACGCAGGGACTAGAGCTAATTACACTAGCGGTTATCATGGCATGTATTTCTTAGTTGAAAAAAAAGGTATGCAAGACGTCAAAACAACATTGAAAAAAGGCGCTAATTATGCTAATTCAATGAAATTATAAAAGTAGAAAGTGGTTTAATTACATTTGATTGAAATTAACAATAATGGTATTTTTTAATGAGTTTAGATAATTTTAAAAATAGAGCGATTATATGGGATACGGTCAATAAAGACTTCCCACAACCAATTCAAATAATGCAAGGCGACGTCAACGCTAGAACATTGTCAGTTAAAATAATTGATAATGGAGGCGAAATTGATTTGACGGGTCATTCATTAAAACTTACATATCAATATACCAATAGTAGTAATTCAGGTTTTGTTATGATTCCTCCTGAAAACTTAACTAAAGGAGAGTTTATTTTGGTAATTCCTACCGAAATGACAAAAGCTGGAGTTATTGAAGCGAACTTGATTCTTCTTAATGAAGATAAAGAACAAGTTATTGTCAGTAAGAATTTAACATTTATATCAGATAATTCTACAATTACAGATTTAGCTCAAGAAGTAAATAATAAGATTGATGATTTTACAAAATTATTATTAGAAAATATGCCACAAGTTATGCGTAGTGAGTTGAATGATTTGCATGCTCAAACTGATTCAAACAAGAGTAATATTGAGCTTAAAGCAAATTTAGCTGATGTGACTAGCTTACAAAGTGCAATGACAGAGCTTAAAAATGAAGTAGTAAATAATGAAACGACAACATTTACGAGAAAAAACAATCTTTTCAATCCCGATATAGCCTTAGTTGATAAAATTCCAAAATGGGTAGGATATAATTCAGATTTAACCAGTGATACTAACGTTACTTCTGCAACTAATTTTATAACTTCGAATGTAGTTCAATGTAATGAGGGGGAAGTATATATATATGAGGGAGGTCATTTAGGTAGAAATATATATTACGCTGATAGTACAAAAACGTTAAAACAAACTATAGAGGTAGCCAATAAAACTTCTTTTACAATACCTAGTGGAATAAAATATTTTAGGGTTTTATTTACTTACAATGACTCTGATTACAATAACAATCAATGGAAAGAAAAATTTAAAATTGTAAAAGGAAATAGTCTAGAAAATATTTCACCATACGGGAAGAATGAGGTTAAGGATTTAACATTACCAAATGAAATAGTAAAAGAACATAACTTATCACAAGCATTAAAAGACAAAATTAATGTTATAAATAGTGAAAATAGCACTTTGTTAATACCGAAAAATACTTCTTATAGCGAAGGTGAAGCAATATTATTATTAAATTTCGATGGATGGACTCAAAATACCTTTAATGTTATGGCACCTTATATAAAAGAAAAAGGGATACCATTCACCTTATTTTTTACTGGGTACGACAGGGAACCAGGCGTAAATCCTAACGATTTAAGAAATTATATGAAGGAAATGGGTAATAAATTTGAATTTGCTATGTATACAGGACATCCTTCTTCAACTATGTATAGTACAACTAATTTTAAAGAGCAATTAGCACAAATGAAACCCTCTTATGATGGTATTGTAAACTATGGTTTGCCTAAACCTAAAGTTTGTTCTTATTCAGGAGGTATAAAATCTGAATTAACTGAATATCTATGTCAAAATGTATTTGGTCAAAAAATAGGAAGAACTACAGAAAATTCACATATAGTCAATCCAGTAACTACAGCATTTTCAATTCCCTGTTCGGGCTATGGTGATGATGGATATTGGCCAATAACAACTGTAGATAGTACAGTTGCTAATAAACGACATATAGCAGTAATGACACATAATATCTTAAATGGAGCTGACATAACAGATCCAAGTTATAATATGAGAGAAAGTTATCTAAAAGCATGGATAGATAAAATTGCTTTGGAAGTATCAAAAGGAACGTTAAAATGTATGACTTTTTATGAATATTATTTATACACTATTCTTCCGCATACTTCGTCAATAGGACAACGCGCTTTAGTATGGGAAAATGATAATAGACAACATGAATATATTTATACAGAAAATGGATGGATAGAATTAACTAATTTTCAGTCATATAAGTAATTGGTTCAACAACAATATATTATTGGAAACGTACTGCATAAAAATATAAAAAGGAAAATAAAAAATGAAATTAGATTATAACTCACGTGAGATTTTCTTTGGTAATGAAGCTCTAATCGTAGCTGATATGTCAAAGGGAAGTAACGGAAAACCAGAGTTCACTAACCATAAAATCGTAACTGGTTTAGTATCAGTTGGATCAATGGAAGACCAAGCGGAAACTAATAGCTATCCAGCTGATGACGTGCCAGACCATGGAGTTAAAAAAGGTGCTACCTTGCTTCAAGGCGAAATGGTATTTATTCAAACAGACCAAGCACTTAAAGAGGATATCTTAGGTCAACAAAGAACAGCGAATGGCTTGGGTTGGTCTCCTACTGGTAACTGGAAAACGAAATGTGTTCAGTACCTTATTAAAGGGCGCAAACGTGATAAAGTTACAGGAGAATTTGTTGACGGTTATCGTGTAGTCGTTTATCCTCATTTGACACCAACAGCAGAAGCAACAAAAGAATCAGAAACAGATTCAGTAGACGGGGTAGACCCTATTCAATGGACATTGGCAGTACAAGCAACCGATTCAGATATTTATTTGAATGGCGATAAAAAAGTCCCTGCTATTGAATACGAAATTTGGGGAGAACAAGCTAAAGACTTTACTAAGAAAATGGAAGCTGGCTTGTTCATCATGCAACCTGATACGGAATTGGCTGGTGCTTTTACATTAGTTGCTCCAGTTATTGCAAACGTCCAAACGAAAACTAAAGGGAATAATGACGGAACGATTGTTTTACCAGCTACTTTGAAAAACTCTAAAGGGCAAGATATAAAAGTGACAGCGGTAATTAAAGATGTAAAAGGAAATGTTGCGACAAACAATGAACTTGCTCCTAACGTTTATATCGTTACATTCTCCGCTGAAGGTTATGCAGATGTTTCGGCCGGTGTCGCTGTAACTGACAAACCCTGAGGTGCCCGACGGGGCTAACCACGTAGCCTTTGCATATAGCAAGGATGGGAAAGATAGATTCACAACTGTTTATCCGAATTTGAATTTGTTAGACGGTACTAAAGACTTTAGTGGTGTTTGGGGGTTTGCAAGTAATTGGGCAAATGACGGAACATATAAAGGCTTAACTGTTAAGAAAAGAACTGGCCAATGGGACGGTATTAATAAAACATTTACTGCTCCAAAAGACGGTAAATACACATTCTCAGCTTATGTTAAAAGTTCAGGAAATAATGCAAACGTATTTAGATATGTGCTTGTAAATGGTGGTGACCGTGAATCTTTAAGAAAGGGCTTTGATAATAACTTTGACTGGGCTAGAGATAGTATAACTTTTGATTTGAAAGCCAATGACAAAGTGTCAGCTAGATACGAAATATCAGGTTCAGGAACTGATTCAATCTTATGGACTGCCGGTCATAAGTTGGAAGAAGGCTCAACCGCAACTCCTTGGGTGCCTTCGCTTAGTGAAGCAACAGCCGAAGATTATCCAAGCTATATCGGAACATATACTGATAATGAATCTACCGAGCAAAGCACAAGTCCAGAAAAATATATCTGGAAAAAAAAGAATAAGTAAAGGAATGTAAAACAAAATGGCAAAACAATTAAGTACAGCGCGTAAATTTAAAATGATTACAGGGAAAGACCTTTTTCAGCAACAAAAAGCAATGGACACAGAACTTAAAAAAGAAGACGGAGAAATTACTGATGTAATGGAATTTGTTCAATATGGTTTATACTTGGCGCTTTTTCAAGATAACATTGTAAAGGCTAAAAGTGACTTCTCTGACTTCCGTTCTAGCTTTGAGTTTGATACTGACGGTAAAGGGCTTAAAGAACTTGTCGAACTGTGGCAGAAAGAAATTTAATGAGCTGAAAGGACTGTAAATGATTTTAAAACATGCAATTAGATACCTAGAACTTACTGGTTCGGACTTTATTACAGATTTGAAAGACTTTGCAGACCTACAAAATTCTTTTGTCGCTGGATATATTCCTGATGACTTTACAGAGCAAATGGAGAGCTTTACAGACAAGTTATTGATACTTTGGGTAGATTGTAACGGAGGAATGCAAAACGCCTTAGACGACAAAACAGAGCTTCCTACAACTAACGAGTTAATCAATATCTTCTGTAAAACTGTTTTTATTAAAGAAAAAGAGGAAACGGAAGACGATATGGTCTTCTTTTCTTCTAGTTCATTGATTAAGAAAAAGAAAGATACTGTAAAGGAAAATAAAACCTTAGAACTTTTAACTATTTTAGGCAATAATGAGATTGATATAACACAGTTCATGGAAATGGAATTAGAACTTGTTTATAAAATAATTGAACTTATTGCAGAGAAGAAGAAAGAGGAAAAAGAAAAAGAGAAAAGGCGTAAAAGAAAGGGTATGTAATGGCAAGTAATGCAACATTTGAGGTCGAGATATACGGTAATACAACGAAATTCGAGAACTCACTTAAAGGCGTTAATACCGCAATGTCAGGGCTTAGAGGAGAAGCTAAAAACTTACGTGAAGCTCTAAAAATTGACCCCACAAATACCGGGAAAATGGCGCAATTGCAGAAGAACTTACAAACGCAGTTGGGCTTATCACGTGACAAAGCAACAAAATTAAAAGAAGAACTTTCTACGGTTGACAAAGGGACGTCAGCAGGTCAAAAGAAATGGCTACAACTTACTAGAGACTTAGGCACAGCAGAAACACAAGCTAACAGGTTGGAAAGCGAAATAAAGCAAGTCGAGGGCGCTATTAGTTCAGGTTCTTGGCATATTGACGCTAAAATGGATACTAAAGGCGTTAATAGCGGAATTGACGGTATGAAGTCACACTTTAGCGGTCTTAGAGAGATTGCGGTAGGTGTATTTAGGCAAATCGGCGCAAGTGCTGTTAGTGCTGTCGGTAATGGCTTAAAAGGTTGGGTATCTGACGCAATGGATACTCAAAAAGCCATGATTTCATTGCAAAATACAATGAATTTCAAAGGCAACGGACAAGACTTTGACTATGTAAGCAAATCTATGCAGAATCTTGCTAAAGATACAAATGCAAATACCGAAGATACTTTAAAACTTTCAACAACGTTCATTGGTTTAGGCGATACTGCTAAAAAAGCGGTCGGTAAAACAGAAGCATTAGTAAAAGCTAACCAAGCATTTGGTGGTACTGGCGAAAACCTTAAAGGTGTGGTTCAGTCTTATGGTCAAATGTCAGCAGCCGGCAAGGTTACTGCTGAAAATATTGGACAATTAACTGATAATAACACAGCCCTTGGTTCTTCTTTAAAAGACACTATTATGAAAATGAACCCCTCATTACAGCAATACGGTTCTTTTAATGACGCTGTTTCAGAAGGCGCTGTTTCAATGGGTATGCTCGACCAGGCTATGGACAAAATGGCTAAAGGTTCGGGCGGTGGAGTCAAAACTATTGGGGACGCGTGGGACAGTTTCAATGAAACAATGTCAATTGCCTTAGTGCCCACTTTGAACGCTTTAACACCTATCATTAGTGGCTTAATAGACCATATGTCTGACTGGGGCGAAAGTGCTGGTAAATCTGTATCAAATGTAGTTAAGTATTTCCAAGACTTGTTTCAAAAACTTCAAGAAAATGCAGCCACTTTAGCCTTTTTAGAGGCTTGGGATAACATAAAAAGTGCATTTGATTCCATAGTTTCTATTATAGGGAACGTCATAGATTCATTTCTTGGAATAAATACAGAAACAGCGAAAAACGCAACAAATATAGACAACGTAGCAAAGAGCATAGCTGTATTTGCTGGTAAATTTTCAGAAGTTACGGGAAAAATAGCTGATTTTCTGAAAAAATTTAGTGAAAGTAAAAGCGCAATGGATATTTTAAAAGGAACTTTAGTTGCTTTAGCTGGTGCATTCGTTGCTATGAAAGTTATTAGTGGAATCATTAAGGCTTTCGAGATATATAATAAGATTGTTCAAGCTGGCGCAATTATACAAGGTGCTTTCAATGCTATAATGGCTATAAACCCATTCGTGGCTCTTGGCATAGCAATCGCAGCCATTGTTGCTGGTTTAGTTTATTTCTTCACTCAAACCGAAACAGGTAAAAAGGCTTGGGCTAGTTTCGTAGACTTCTTAAAGAGCGCATGGGACGGTATAGTTTCATTCTTTAGCGGTATTGGTCAATGGTTCGCTGATATATGGAACGGAGCAGTTGACGGAGCTAAAGGCATTTGGCAAGGCTTAGTCGATTGGTTCAGTGGAATTGTACAAGGTATCCAGAGCGCATGGAACGGAATGATTGATTTCTTCACTAACTTATGGACGACTGTTGTTACTGGAATTCAAACAGCATGGGCAGGAGTTACAGGGTTCTTCACAGGACTGTGGAATGGAATAGTGAATATCGTTAAAACTGTGTTTACAACTATCTCTTCTTTAGTGACCGGTGCTTATAACTGGTTTGTTACAACTTTCCAGCCATTAATTAGTTTTTATCAATCTATATTTGGGTTAGTTAGATCAGTAATTAATTTAGCATTCCAACTTATCTTGGCTATAATTCGTGGTGCTTACCAATTAGTTATTGGCGCATGGCAAGGTATATCAGGTTTCTTTAGTAAAATATTCAATACAGTCAAAAGTGTTGTATCAAGTGTATTTAGTGCTTTAGGCGGTTTTGCTAGTAACGCTTGGGACGCAATAACAGGCGTATTTAGTTCAGCTGGTTCATGGTTTAGTGGTGTATTCGATTCAGCTAAGGAAGCAGTGAGTAACGCACTTGGAGCTTTAGGAGATATTGCTAAAGGAGCATGGGATTCAATTACAAGTGCATTTGGTGGCGTTTATGACTTCTTTGCGAAAGCATTTGGAGGAGTTAAAGATTTAATTGATAATATTCTAGGAGGTATTTCAGGAACTTTAGATAAAATCAGTGGCGCAATTAATGGAGTTTCTAAGACTGTCGGCGGACTGTTCAAAGGTTCAATGGTAGTAGGCTTAACAGATGTCAACTTATCTTCTAGCGGTTACGGTTTAAGCACTAATAGCGTATCAAGCGATAACAGAACATATAACACATTTAACGTGCAAGGCGGTGCTGGTCAAGATGTTTCTAACTTAGCGCGTGCAATCAGACGAGAATTTGAACTAGGGAGGGCTTAATGGTAAGGCAGTATAAAATACATACCAACTTAGACGGAACAGATGATAAAGTTTGGGACGTTACAAACGGAAAAGTTAGATTTTATCAGCCCTCTAATTTAGGGTTACAATCAACTAATAACATTTGGCAAAGTAACGGTGTCGGAGTAATGGGAACACGCTCAATCACTCAACCTCAAATAGAGTTTAAACTAGAAACATTTGGCGAAAGTTTAGAAGAAAATTATCAATTAATGAAAGACTTCGTAAACGATATTCTTAGCAAAAAATTCGTTACACTTGAATATCAAACGGAGATTTTTCAGGTATATGCTGATTTAGCTTTAGCAGAGGTAACGAAGACAGAGGGTTACGGTAAGAACGGAACTTTCAGCGAAAAGATAACTTTTGATATAATTACAAAGTGGTACACTTACGAAAATCTAACTTTTGACATGATTAAAAATGGTAAAGTTATCGCTGGTAAGTCTAAAATTTATGGTGGAACAGCACCAGGAAACTATAAATATGTCAAAGGAACTTCTTACACTTATTATGGAGAAAGCAATATAGACCGTTTAAGTCGTTGGGATATAAAAGACGAAATATTTAGTTTTATGGGAATATTATATCCGCAACTTCCTAAAACACCTACTGGAGTTAGATTTTTAGACGATATTGGAAATGAATATACTGCAATTGTATTTAAGACGGAACAGGTGCAAAATTATATTTTAATCAATACAGATGTAAATGATGAAATTTACCAAGGTTGGAATGGTACTAATTCATTAAATTTGTTCCCTGTAATGGACTTTGAACGATACAGAACACGTATAATCGAACACGGTCAAATGGAGTTAATCAACTTAAGTAAGGCAGAGTTTAAAATCAAGAGAAAGGCGGACTTCGTTTAATGTTAGAAGCTAATGTTTATGATAACTTTAACCCTAACTATTATAATATATCTGATTTTAGTCTTCCTAACGGTAAAAAGGACAAAAGAGGGCTACCAATACCTAAATCAAGATGTCAAGTTATTAACTACGAACTGTGGGAAACAGGTTATCTTTACACTTCAACAGCCACTTTGACCGTTTCGGTAGAAGTTGGCGATATTGTTCAAATTCTTTTTCCTGAAGTTGTTCCAATTGAGGAAACTCTAGGTAAAAAAAGAAACTTAAACTTAGATATGGTTTATCTTGTAACAAGTGTAGATGAAAGCAACAAAGCTACATTAAAGAACTATTTTTGGGCAATGATTGAAAGCCTAGATGTTCCGAACGCAATAACTAAAACGACAAACTTTGCTATCATTGACTATCTAATTGACCCTAATAAAAATAATTTAATGAGCTATGGTTATTTCTTCAATTCAAGTATCTTTGCTGGAAAGGCTACAATCAACCGTAAAGCAGAAACTTCATCAGCTCACGACGTAGCAAAAAGGATATTTTCCAAGGTTCAACTTCAACCAACTACAACCATTCAGCGTTCGTCATCTGTGGCAGACCCAAGAACCTTGTTATTTATTAACTTTGCTTCAAGGAACTGGAATAGAAAAAGAATCACAACAAGGGTAGATATTAAGCAAAGTGTTACAATGGACACGGAAACAATAGTAGAACGTTCGGCTTATAATTTTGCGATCGTATTCGTTAAGAAATCAAATGCAGATGATTACACAGACCCGCCTAAAATGTATACAGCAAAAAATAATGGAGATATCATTGATTATAGCACTTATGGCGGAGACGGAACAGACTTGCCAGAAGTAAGGACAGTTAAAACATTATTTTATGATAGAGATGACCACGGAAACCCTCCAAACATGTCTACCATTAAGGCTGAAATTTCACCCTCTACAATCGTCACAAGATTAATTTTTAACCAAAACGAACTCTTACCTTTGTATGTTAATGACTTAGTTGATATTTGGTACGAAGGAAAACTATATTCAGGCTATATAGCAGACAGAGTTAAAACGGAGTTTAATGATAGACTCATTTTTGTAGAAAGTGGGGATAAATCAAATGTTATATGAGTATGTTGCTACTTATGGAGACAAATATAGAATAGATAGCTTCATAGGGTACAGAGAGCTACGTAAAGACCACTTAGAGTTATTGAATGGTAAAGTATACTATAATAGCAAAAACTCGCTTAGAATTGAAACTACGCTCTTGTACGAAGTCGGTCAATTTGTATCAATTGGTGGTTATCCTTATGGCGGTAGAAAATTTAGATTATTAGAATTATCAATTACTGATAACCCAGTTTTGGATAAAGCAAAGATAATTTCAAGAAAGGTCAAAAATGACAATTAAAAACTTTACATTTTTCAGTCCGAATGGCACAGAGTTTCCAGTAGGTTCAAACAATGACGGAAAGCTATACATGATGTTGACTGGAATGGACTATGGAACAATTAGGCGAAAAGACTGGTCAAGTCCATTAAATACAGCCCTTAACGTGCAATATACTAACACTTCAATTATTGCTGGCGGTAGATATTTTGAACTATTGAATGAAACTATTGCCTTAAAGGGAGATTCTGTTAATTATATCCATGCAAATATTGACTTAACGCAAACAACAAACCCTGTAAGTTTATCAGCAGAAACTGCAAATAATAGTAACCGTGTTGATATAAACAACGGTTCTGGAGTTTTGAAAGTTTGTTTTGATGTTATTGTAACTTCAGGAGTTGGAGTAACAAGCACTCAACCGATTGTACAGACTAGCACTTTAGAAAGTATTTGTGCAAATGATATATCACTTAAAGGTTCAATCCATGTTCCAACTGAAATGTCGACAGTTCAAGCCGCTCCTGGTTTGCAATTGCAACTTACTAAAAAGAACGATGATTTAGTAATTGTTAGATTCCTTGGTAGTGTGGCAAATATAAAAAAAGGACAAACGATGTCTAGAACGTGGGTAGATAAACCATTTCGTCCAGCTGTTGTTCAAAGTCTTATTGGTCATCTTGTTGGAAGAAATGCCGTTTTCCATATTGACATAAACCCAGACGGTAGTATTACTTGGTGGGGGGAAGATATTGGTAGTAACTCTCTTTCGGCACGTGGTAACGCAAGCTACTTTATTAAATAACAAAATAGAAAGCAAAATAAAATGGTAACTAGAATGATTTTAATAACTATCTTAATTTTGGCGATTCTTTTCGCTACGTGGGTCAAAGATAGAGAAGCGATGAACCCACCTTTCAAACGTAGACTTGTAATTGACTTAATGGTTATCTTCTCGCTATGGGTTTTATATGCTGTCTTTTACTTCACTCGAACGCCTTCAACTTCTGATATTGCTAAAACTGTGATTAACGTAGCTTTGTTATACTTTGTAGGACAGTTTATTTATTTAATCGCAAAAATCAGTCCTATGTTTGACGGTTTGGTTAAACTTATTAAAAAGAATGGCGTAAATATTCCTGAAGCGGAAGAAGAACAAACGGAGGATAAAAAAGAATGAATATAACTAATGCTGGTGTACGTGGGTATAATCCTACTGGGGTTGTAATTCACAATGACGCTGGTTCAAACGGTGCTAACGCTGGCTTCTACAATAACTGGTTACCTAATCATGATCCAGAAGAGGGCTTTGCTCATGTATATGTCGCTTCTGACGGACGATTACAGGCTTCTGACTTCTCTAATATGGCATGGCATTGTGCTAACTCATACGGTAATGCAAATTATGCCAGTTGGGAAGTATGCCAGTCAGAGGGCGATTTGACCCAGTTCTTGAGAAATGAACAAGCGGTACTGGATGACGTAGCCAAGTATATGAAACAATGGGGACTAACTCCTAATCATGATACTGTGAAGCTACATCAGGAGTTATCATCTACTTCATGCCCTAGACGTTCCGTAGAAGCTCACGGTGGCACGGTAGAAAGCTGTCGCTCATACTTTATCGCAGAACTAAATAAGCGCCTTACAGGGCAAACTGTAAGCACAGATAACAATAACACAACAGAAAGCGGAGAAATTGAAATGTTTCTAATTAATTGTAAAGACACTAAAAATTGGTATGTATGCAATGGAGTATCAGCACGACATATTAAAACAACTCGTATGCTTGGCGGTTTCCAAGGTAAATTTGGAGTAATCAAGTTACCAGAAACAGTTATGTATCAAGCAGAATTTGAAGCAGAGTATGGAAAAGTAAACTAAAAAAGACCACCTTAATTGGTGGTTTTTCTTTTGTAAATGAAGATATCCTACTTTCTATTTTTTGATTTTTAATTTGCTATCTATTTTATATTTTACCATGTCGCCCATGCTGTACCACCTGAGCCTTGATATATGCTTACAGCTTTGTCTAAATAAGCCTGTGGACTTAAATTAGATACTTGACCATGAACGCTTTGATTAATCTGTAATAGTCCCCAGCACCCAATAGGGTTTTCAACATAAGGGTTTCCGCTAGATTCCTTGTAAATAACATCAAGCCATTTGCTAGCACTTACTCCTGTCTTACTTGCTATATAATTACTTGCTTGTTCAGGACTTACGCTAGACCAATCCGTTCCAACGTTGCCATTAGTTGCTGTATTTGGCACAACTTCTAAACTAACTTCTTGCTCCCTTTCGGCTTCAAGTTGTTCTCTTTCGATTCTGTCAGCTTCGGATTGTTTTTCAGCTTCAACTCTTCGTTGATTTTCTTCACTAACTCGTTGTTCTTCAAGTGCTTTCTCCTTAGATTGCCTTATATGCTCATATTTTGCTTTCTCTTGCGTTTTAAACTCTTGTTCATATAATTGTTCCACAATATCATTAAAGCCCTTATCCGCCCTTTTATGAGCCTTTTGAATCAATACGATACTTCTAGTTGTGTCGTCTGTTAATATAAATATAATTATTCTCCTTAAAATTTTGGCGGTTCTTGTCGTTCTGGAATTTCAACTTTATCATATTCGCCATTTTTAATGTAAAAACTATTCTTTTTATATAGTTCTTCTAGATCTTTATTCCATGACTTGTAATAGTTCAATAAGTCTACCGAATTTTTTAATTCATGCACAGCTATTTGTTCTAAGTGACTACCGATTAATTTTAATATAAACCATTGTGCGCCTTGTGTTTCTTCTTTTTTCATGCCATACTCTTTTCTATGCTTCAATTGCTTACTTGTTCAATAGCTTCAATAATATTATTGCCAGTATTTATTAGAATTTCATCACTTACAATTACATTCTTTCTTGAAAATAGTTCGTTCTCAATATTCATAAAGTGCATTGATTTAGCTAAAAATTGAGCTGATGATTCATAATATAATGTTTCTAGCTCATCATCTGAAAGCTGTGTTAAATCATCATTAGCAAAAGTTGTAAGTTTTCGCTTAATTTCTTTACCATTGTCATCTTCTTCTACGTAAAAACGTTTCATCTATTCCTCTTCCTCTAATTTCAAATTTTTCAATAACATAACGTTTAGAGCCAAGCTCAAAGCTGACTAGATAATTATTGAAGTTGTCCTGTTTGTTCAAGTCATTAGCAATCTTTCTAGCTGTTTGCTGTGGATATTTTGACCTATTTATTTTACTTGTATAATTGTGTAATATTATCTCATTGCCTCCCTTTGTATTTTGCGCTTCAACCGTTGCTTATACAGATATTCTTTACTTGGCTTTAAACTAGCCAATAACTCATCTAATAAGTACAAAACCTTTCCTCCAGAACCTGCACTATCCATTTTTTTAAGTGTAAGCTCGTGCATTTCATCATCATTGAAAAACATAGTAAGATAAGGGAATGCTACGATATGCGGTAAACTCAAGCGTGATTTAGTTGTATGTAACTTAGGCCATGTACCTGTCTCATCTTTAATTTTTAACTCAAGTTGATTCATTCCAATACCTTGCTCTTTTAGTACGCTAGTAATTCTTTCATATACTTCTTCGTTTGTCATTATGCTATAACCTCAATTATTTCTGTATGCTTTTTAACTTCATATCTTTGTTCTTCTGGAAGCAATTCATTCCATTTTAAAGCCTCTTTTTTATCATAAAACTTACGTGATTTAATTTCTTTTTCAAATATCCAAGATACTGTGTAGTATGTAAATTCATCTTTCATTATCCAATTACTCCTGTCTTTATGTTTAGTCTTTGCTGACTTGATAAGTGATACAAGTTACACCACTTACAATGATAAGCTCTAACTGGTATCTTGCCAGCTTTCTTTTTGTTATGTTGGGCATTTACTATTGAATATAAAGCGCCCATTTTTGTGTATTTGCGTTTTTCACACATAGTCTAACCACTCCTTAATCGTAAATAATTCAAAGCCATTTAGCTTTCCTTGCTTTTCAATTTCCACTTGGTTTCTATCTAGGTCTGTCAGCAGTTCAATTACAGGCATACCATTATCGAGCCACCTGATGACTGTATTAGCTTTAAGTCCGAAATACTTAGCACATTGAGCCTTACAGTTAAAGTGTAGTTCTTCTTCCGTTGTAGGGTTATAAGCTACGACCTTTATAGCTTTTTGTATTGCCACTATTTAACCTCCTTTCTATAAAACAATATTATCAAAATACTTTATATTTGTCAAGAATTAACTTAGACCTCTTCAATAAATTCTAAGTATCTTTCATCAATTGCTTTAATTTCTTCTTTAGTGAACTCTGATTTAAAGTTATTTCTTTCTTCTTTGAAACCTAGGAAGAGAAACTTTTCCCCTAGCTCGTTTTTAAAAGAGTTTAAATATCCTTTTTTGTTGTTCATCAATTTAACATTGTATTTTTCCATTTGTATCTCCTTAATTTCTATACAACTAATTGTATCAAAAAAAGCCAATGCTGTCAAACATTAACTTTGTTCTTTTAACCAAAAATTAGATCCGCTTCTTCTTGTAATACTTCTTCAGGAATTTCAGCACCACTTACATCATACTGAATACTCAATAAGTACATTGTCCATTTTCTTCTGAACGCTTTATCTTTCATTTGTTCCTCTGTGAAAGTTGTGTTGATTCCATATTCTTCTACGATTTGTTGTTTTCTAGTTGTTAATACTATCATTGTTTTGCTCTCCTTTATTTCTATAAGACTATTATATCAAAAAAAGTCAATGCTGTCAAACATTAACTCTTTTTAATTATTTTATTCCTTCCCAGCGTTCAAAATCATCAGCTATATCTTGTATAAAGCCCATAATGTCGTCAGTAGTGTACTCTGTAAGCTCATTCTCGTTACTTAAGTTAGCAAGTTCTTTGGCATAGTCTAAAGCCTTATTGTGGTCCTTATCGTAGCTTTCACCCTCTTTCTTGCCAGCTCTTACTAGATACTTCAATATCTGCATTGTATACCAGCCCACAAGCTCTTCATAGTTAAAATTATGTTTCAAGTATTCATTAAGTTCCATACCGTATTCATTGGCATAGTGATTATTTTCTTTTAAGTTCATTAGATGTTACCTCCAAGCCATGTAATAAGCAACGTCGCAAGCATGCCTATCCAAGTGATAGCGATAAGTGTAAAGCCGACACCTGCAACTATCATTAAAGTTTTTACTGTATCTTTCATTTTGTTCTCCTCTATTTATAATTACATTCTATCAAATTGCTTTTCCTTTGTCAAGAATTAACTGTCTTTAACCATAAATAATTTTTCATTTTTCCCTTTGCTGTTTTCTCCACCTTGCAAAGTGCTACGTGCTTTAACAAAAGAATATACATTTTCAAAGCGTTCGCCAGAAATTGAATAACTTGAAATTATAACGATATTACTTTTGGACATTTCAAATGCCCAGTCATAAAACTCTTGACTATCGAATGAATTGATATAACCTTTTTGGTTACTTCCTTCATAAGGAGGGTCAAGATATAGAATAGCTCCAGAAACTTCGCTAAAATCATGATAACTTTTATTCGTTGCTTTTACTTCGTCAGGTTGTTGAAGTCGTTCAAGTTGTTGAAGTCGTTGAAGTTGTTCAAGTTGTTCAAGTCGTTCAAGTTGTTGAAGTCGTTTATCATTTTCTTGTTTCGCATTATAAGTAGCCTTCTTGTATGTTTCAGTCTGTTTATAACCACTAAAAACGTTATGCTTTTCAATAATTTCTTTAGCTAAATTATATTTTAAATCTGAAATTCCTTTAGAATATAAATAACTCTTCTTATCATTCCCAAAAGAGTTGACTAGCAACTTCAAAAAGTCGTCTGTTGTCTTGTTCTCTTTCGCTTTAATCTCGAAGAACTCCTCACGTGAAATAATAAGGGTTTTAATCCACTCACGGTCTTGTGATATAACTCGTTCAAATGCGTTGGTTATATCCTTGTCTAAGTCGTTATAATGGACTTCTAAGCCATTTAAAATACATTCGGCTGTAATTGCTCCGCCACCTCCGAAGATGTCATATATCGGCTTGGCTGTGCCGAAGTTCTGTTTGATAATTTCAATTATCTTCTTGCTTATCTTTTTCTTACTTCCTTGATACGGTAGCCCAATAGGTTTACCTTTTCTGATTTTCTTCTCGTCTAAATTAAGCATTAAAATTCCTTGTCTTTCTAGTTTGGTAAAATTTATTCCAGTTTTCTATAAGTTCCAGCAACTTAGGTTCATCATATTCGGTAAACAGTTCAACCTGTGATGTATACCAACAGTGCAAACAGCGATCGCAACTATAACAGATGTTCACGTATCCTCTACAATCTTTGCAAACTCCTAAGCCGTCACTCGTTGGTATATCGAAGCAGTAGCAATATCTTTTGTCATTAAAGTATTTACTCATCTATTTGCTTCCTTTCGTTTTAATCAAGTCCACTAATGTAAAAAAAGCATATAGTCCAATTACAACTAATGCTATTATAATAATTTTACCAACTACTGATTCAATACTCATTGTATCGCTCCTTTATTCTATATACTATTATATACTATTTATTCTTATTTATCAAGCGATAAGTGCCATAGACCACTAATAAAACAATTGTTATTATAAACAGCGGTGGAATAAATACAGTTACCGCAAACCAAATAATAGAAATTAAAGTATAGATCATGATTTTAAGTATTAGTTTACCTGTTTTAGTATCTTCAAAAGTTATATCATCATCTAATTCAATAAAAGTTAAAGATGAATCATCTTCTTTTAAATTACCGTAAAATATTTTGTCTTCATTTACTTCGTACTGGTTGCCACAATAATCACATTTACCATTAGTGAAACTTGAAGCCCCACAGGTTACGCATTGTTTTAATTCCATTGTTATAACTCTCTTTCTTAACTTTATATATTGATTATAACAAAAAAACTCTAAGCCGTCAAGCAAAAAGTTTTTATTTTTAATATTATTGTTCTTTTAATTTATTTTTGAACCAAATGATTCGTTCTTTGAACCAAGCGTCGACTCCTTGAGGACGTAGCCATTTACCTTGTTTTACTCCGTTTTTTTCCATGAACTCAATCACTTTATCAGGTGTTTCAAGTTCGCTAAATAAGCTAGGTTTAACAGCATTGAATTTACTAAACATTTCCAGCGTTTCGATATAGCTATCTTTCAGAAGTTCCGTGTCAAGCAATTTTTGGGCTTTCTCAGCACGTTTAGCGAGTCGTTCGTTAGCTTGTTCCAATTGCTCCTTTTGTCGCTGTAAGCTCAAGTTATGATTGATGTAAGCAATTTGCTGTGCATGTCTTCCAAGTTTGCCTTGAGTATTAAGCTCGATTAGTTTAGCTAAACCCTCGCCAAGAATTTCATCAGGGACAAGATTATACTTGTATTTTTTATTTGTGTTTCGTACGTAGTTGTCAAGCGTTTGTTTGATTTTAAGTTTTTTGTGCAGTTCTCTTAGTGTTGTCATTTTAGCACTCCTTCATATATTTTACCAAACTTCAAAGCGTTAATTTTAACTAACTGCTTCAAGTCTGATATGAATTGCTGTTCTCCGTCAAAGTCAAATGGCATTGATACGTTTTCCTTGATCCAAGTGAAAGCTCCGTCAAAGTCTTGTTTAAGTAAGCTCATCTTATCCACGATGTCGATAATTTGCTCTCTCTCTTCTGCTGTATACATGAAACCAACTTTCCATTAGAAGGGTAAATCTTCCGTGTTAACTTCAATCGGTTCAGCTCCTCCAAATAAGTCCTGTTTAGCTTGTGCTTGCTTTCCATTATCATTAGAGATAAATACTTTTTCAACCGTAGGGAAAACAAAGTTATAGTTTACGTATTCGCCAGACTCTTTGGCTTGTACACGACCGCTGACCGTTACGGTGTCTCCTAATTGAATGAAGTCAGGCAAGAACGCCGAACCATACGTAACTTTTACGTTAGAACCTTTTTCTTTTTCAAACAAAGGAACTGAAATGATTTTCTTATCGCCTTTTGCTGTGCTTACTGTTCGTGTATTCTTTTCGTTTACTTGTGCTGTAACTGTGATGATTGCCATTTAATTATTCCCCTTTTTCTGCTTCTTGCTGTGCTAACCAAATCGTCATGATGTCGGTAATTTCTTTTTTAGTCTTATTTTTCAAGCTGTCAATATTTTCATATCCTAGTTGTTCAGCTCGTTTTATAAGTGGCTGGATCTCTCTAAGTCGTTGCTTTTCAGCTTCAAGTTCTTTCTGTTCTTCTGTCATGTCAGGCAAATCTTCATTTGCGTAAATGTATAGCCCTAAACCATGACGAGCAATTGCTTTAACAAGTCCACGCTGAATGGCTTTATTTACGTCCATTGAAGTCAGTTTTTCAAGTGGGATAGATTGATTACGGAAGTCCATTACAGGCAAATACTCAATATGTTCTAAGCCCTCAATAGTCATACCAACTTTAACCCATGCTGTATGACCGTCTGTGTGATAATTTAACCCTTGTTCATTTTCATAAACTTTACTGTTAGCTTCAGGATATACTTTTTTAACTTCAGACCATGCAAATGCCCAACTAAGATAATCTAAATTATTCTTTTTGCTTTTCTTGTCATTTACATTAATAACGCTTAGGTCTTCAAATACGCTCATTTATAGATAACCTCTTCTTTCCAACCTTGGCTTTTAAGTTCTTCTACTTTTTTACGGTCAAATGTAAAACTCAAATCAAAGTCAGTAGCACATTCTTTTGACAAAGTATTGAAAAAATCACCAAAATATAATTTTTTATCTTCACTAGAATAGCTAGATACTCTAGCTTCTAAATACATTACTATCCGTTTTTCCTTTTTTTCTTCACGCCCTGTATCTGAAAGCTCATAAAAGTTGGTTTTCTCTTCTTTAAGTTTTTCAGTAACTTTTTTAACGATATCTTCTAGCTGTTCTTCATCAAACTTAATGTTAATTGTTTCCATTTTCTCCTCTTTCTCCTTTTTTATCCATTTATAACCACCAGCACTTTTTGCTCTTCCATTGCAACATTTACTTATATTTCCGGTTGGAGTTCCTGTCTCTCGTTCTGCTTGTTTCATTGATTCAAATGCATTTAATACATTGTCATTTAAGTCTAGTTGAATAACTTTTTCTCTTAAAGCGCACCATTTAAGGTTACTTAAATCATTATTTAACTTATTTTTATCAATATGGTTAACTCGAGGCTTTTCTTCAGGATTGTCTATAAAAGCAGTCGCTATAATTCTATGTAGAAGTAGGTTTTTCTTTTTATTATTTTCGCATAAGAAAAGCCTTAAATATCCACTTTCTTTATGAAGATAAGGTTTAAGCACTCTACCACTTTTTATATTTCTGACTTTACCTAGATTAGACACTTCATATTTTTCAAAACCCTCAATTTTAACAAAAGTTTCAACTTCGCTCATTTTCTCCTCTTTCTATGATGAATACATCGCCTTGTCTTGTAATTTCAATATTATATTTAAGCATAGGCAGGATCCAACCTTTACCCCAATAGCTCCATAATTCGCTTATCAAGCCATATAAGCACTCGTTAGGCCTAACCCTATACTTTGTTTCGTTCATCTCTTCAAGCTCTTTAGACAGCTTTCTGACGCCTCTAGCATAATGTTTACTAGCTTTTTCTTCTGCCCTTAAACTTTTGTAGTTGCTTTTCATATATGAACTCTCTAATATCGTCTTTCTGCTGTTTTTCCTCTTTATCAGACCATCCAACCTTTTGACCTTTTCGCTTGCCACTTTGGTAAACTCGTCTGTTATCATCAGGAAAACCGTTTTTATCGAAGTATATTCTAGCATATTCAAAGTAATTTAAGCTGTTGATATACTGCTGACTACCCTTTTTATGATAATTAAGAGTTATCAATCGCCTTTCAGCTAGTGATTCAAAAGATGTTATCATACTTCCAGTGAATCGAAACCCAAAGCTAACAAGGCTTTATATTCCTGGCTGTTTTCTTTAACTTCAAGAGCAGATTGTTCAAATTTTGTTAATTGTCTAAATTGTCCAGCATAATATAATGGAGTAGTTCCACTACTATCAGAAAAATTATAAAACTTAAATTTAGGTTCAATAACTTCATAACCATTAATGACAGCGTCTAACATTTTTAGTTTTTCACTTTGTTGTTCAAATGGTTTTTCTTCTGTTTCTTTATAAACTTTTCCACGACCGTCTAGAAGCGGATAATCCCAACCCCAACGAGAAATATAATAACTTGCTCTGCTTTTGTCTATTCCAAACGTTTCAAGATAATCAGCTTGTTCTTGTGTTAATTTAACCATTTATTAGTTCTCCTTTATTTCTATATATACTATTATACCAAAATTATTTATTATTGTAAAGCATTAGATGATATTTTTTCATTTATTTCTACTTTTAATTGCAATGCTTTAATCAATGCACGCTTAGAATAATCATTTTCACAAGCTGTATGCAACTTTTTTGACTGTCTGACTAGAAATTCAGCACGATTTAGCCATACTTTGAAAAGTTCATCATTGGGCCATTCTGCTTTTACCATTTCATCTAATGCACGATATAACCAGCCATAAACTTCTACATGTAAGTTAATTGCCTTGTTTTCGTAATTAATCATTTTCTATTACTTTACCTTGTCCTTTTGCTAAGTCTAAGAAAGCCTGTGCCGATTCCTTAGTCGTCTCTAACGGAGTTTCAGACTTTACTTCTTCCACTAGTTCACTATCAGGTTCTTTTTTATCTTGTTCGATTGATGTAAAAGCCGAGCCAACATATCCCCAAAGAATTTCATTATTGAAAGCAAAGTTTCGAGCAAATACTTTCATAACAGAATAACCATTTTTAGTTTTGCTATTAATCTTTGGCGACATAGTAAAAGCTATCTCGTACCATGCAGGAATAGTTGTAGCTCCTAATATATGGCTTGGAATGATACGAAAATCACGTTCTGTTAAAGACTGTTCGCCAGCTTGTTTTCTAGCATGTGCCACAATCATAAACGTTACATACTTGTCGTGCTTCATATCTAAAGTATTTCTAAGGCTAGTGATTCCTCTTAGGACTTCTGCCATTGGTTGGTTTGCATTGATTATCTCATTATCTTCTAACAAGTCTTTAAGAGGGTCTAAGATAACAAGTCCAATGTCTTTTTCTAGTATGAAGTTATATAGCTCTCTGAGCCCTACATTGTGCTTTTTTCCTTGGCTGTCATATTTCCATGTATCAAGTTTGAAAGCTCCACCATGTAAGAAATACAAGTTGTCAGGACTATCTCTTATTGAGCTTGTTAAGCGCTGATGTTCTGTAAGTCTGCTATTCTCATTCTGGATAAATAACACGTTAGTTTTAGTTGTTTCTCGTCCAGCGAACGGTTCGCCAAGTGCCATGGCTTGTGCTAAGTCTTGCGCTAGTGATGACTTCATACTCTTCTCGCTACCTGTTATAAGACCGAGTGAACCTTTAGGCAATATATCTTGTACATTCCAAAGCAAACCGCCCGAAAAGTCATCTGATTCTTTAAGTTCCTTAGCTGTGCTTACTTTATCAAATAAATTCAATTTTCATGCCTCTCAATTTATAACCTTTTTTAATCCTACGACTAATGCCACCTGTTGTTTTTTCTCCAACTATTAGCGCCACTTCTGTTAGACTATTGTATTCTTTATCTCCCCATTTTACTTTTTTTGAATTGTATCTACGTACATTTTCTTTATGAGAAACATATTCAAGATTAGACAAACAGTTATTAGCTTTATTTCTATCTTTATGGTCTATTTCTTCACTAGAATAACCAGTAAATGCTTCTAAAACAATCCTATGTACCCCTAAAGGTTTTCCGTTTATAGAAGTGTAAAGATAACCGTGATTGTTTTTTGATAGTGGTTTCTTTTTTAAATTGTTTTTCTGTATTTCCCAAACTTCCCCGTCATCACTAACCATATACTTCTCTTTATACTTTATAAATTTTCTCAATTTAGTCACTAGTTGCCTCCGTTGTCTCTGATTCTACTAATTTCCAATAATCTTTTTTATTTTCATAAGTATCTCCATAAATATCATCATGGTAAAGCATTAAAGAATCACTTGGAGCTAATAACCAACATTCTCCACCGCCATAAACATAAATTCCTTTTCTTTTAGTCATTTATTTCTCCTTTAGTATATAATAGCAAAAAATACTTGAAAAGTCAAGCCTTAAATACTACTTTTTAAATGAAACCATTATTGTATCAGCAATCATATATAAACTTTCAAGAAAATCATATTCATTTTTTAATTTTTGTTTCCAATGTTGTATAAAACAATGTCTTTTTTTCCAATCATTTTTGAACTGAATACTTCTATAATCATAATCTCTTTGAATAGCTGGTAAAACATGTTCTTTGAAACAATATTGATTACATTGGTGTTCATTATTAATACCTTTTTCGATGTCTTCTAACTTTCGGTCTAATGAACGATTTTCTGTTGTTAGTTTAAAGACTTTTGATGTTTGGCTTTCATATAGATTTTGATATAATTTTTTTCTTTTCTCTTCTTTTAATGCTAGAGTTTTCCAATAATCAGCATGTCCTATTAAAAATGCATATTTTTCACTACTCATAATTTTAAACATTTAATTCTCCTTATTTAAACATTTTTAAGCTGATAAATATGAAGCCATAAGCAAAGACACCATAATAAAGCAACAAATAAATCAATGATTTCACCAGTAAAGCCTGAATATCCAAATAAAGTTATTAGAATAACATCAAAAATGATCTGTAATATAGTTATATTTTTCATATTTCTCCTTTTCTTATACCATAGTATCAAATTATCTTACATTTGTCAAATATTAAATTCTATTCTGTGCTACTTTTTTAGATAGCCCTTAGCCCTTATCGTGTCGTATAATCCCAGCAAGTTAAAAGAAAAGACTACTTAATTTCAAAACTTTTCTATAAATAACTCTGTCAGACTTCTACGCGTCACGGAGTGTTTCTGTTCACGACACTCATGGAACTCATAATCTTTTATTTCATGCTACGCTCTAGGCTATTTGTAAAGTAATCACATATTTCAATTGAGTCTAGGTTTTAAGCAACTATCCTGACCCTCAAGCGTAAGATTATAAATGACTTTCGATATGTTCAAATTTTTTCAATATTGAATTCTCTATTTACATTAGCTACAAGTCATTTAGTAACTAATTATTTAATTAACTTAGATAATAATAACATAGACATTTTCACTTGTCAACTATTAGATACTTATATTTTAACATATTGCATTTTACACTTTGAGTTATCCTATGTTATGTAAATTATTCTAAGCCCTCTAATTCTCCTAGCTTTTTATCCAGTTCATATTGGATCACTGCTATTTGTTTGATTGCTGATTCTAGTATTTCTACTTTTTTAATCAAAAATTCTTTATCTTCCATTGTACTTTTCAGGTTTGGTTTATCCTCTGTTATGTAAGATATGATTGACTTTGTAGGTATTTTGTGTTATCCTATTTATAGGAGGTAACAATGGCTAGAGATAAATATTTAATGTACTTACGACAGCAAGAATACAAAAAGCGTATTAAACTTAAAGTAGCTAATACAAGAGCTAGAATGAACAGAGAATACATGAATCAGCCAGAGGTAGATAAGGAAACATTAGAACTATGGAACAATCAGCCAGCAATACATTTTGACTTAGGAGAAAATAAATTATATTAAAAAAAAGAAATTAGCCCCTTAGGGCTTTTGTTTCACGCTTGACCGCAATTTGACTAGAAGTGGCAGAAAGTAAGTGCATTAGGTGTCCTGTTTGTAAAGTATGGTATCAGTAAGCGCAATGTCTTTCTTGTTCGTAAGATTTCTAAAGGAATTCCGGAGTGTTTGATAATCTTTTTATCTTGTACTGGAATTGTTAAAGGTTTAACTAAATATTTTAAGAAAATAATAGCAAAGACCATTGTATAGCTATTTATGATTTGTAACATACTTTTATTATTTCAGTAAAACAATGTATAAAATGCTTATAAATAGCGTGGTTATCAATAAAGTAAGACTAAAAAACTTTGTGAACCTTGTGAAACTAAAAAAAGGGCATGCTATAATATAATAGATAGGAGAACAATATGTTATAATAAATACAGAAGTTAAGAGAGGAAAGCAAATGACAGAAGAACAGCTACTATTTAAGCAAGAAACATTGTCAATGGTTGACTTTAACGAGTTCTTACTTAACGCTGTTGAATGTGGTTTGATTAATCTTGATACAGCTTTAATTTTTAAGGGAGAATAAAGAAATGAATAAAGAACATATTTTAGCACAAAAAGAAGTATTAACTCCGATTGAATATGAACATTATGTTAAACACTTATTTGATATTGGAGAACTAAGCAAAGAACTTTACATTGAATTGAGTTCTGATTTATGAGCAAAGCCTTAGCGATTGACTTTAGCACTTCTAATACTGGTTATGCGTTTCGTAACCCTTTGACAAATGAGTATGTAGTCGGTTCAATTGCAGGCGGTAAAAGCAAAGACCCTTTGGAACGTGCAAAACTAATTGCTGACGGTATAACAGAAGTCATTGAGCATTACAATTTATTTGATTATTTTATTTATATTGAAGAACCTATTATCACGTTCAAGTCTAAGGGTAATATCTCATTGATTAGAGCTAACGGTTCATTCTTAGGAGTCATGCGTAACCGTCATAACATTGGCTATGTTGATATAAGCAATTCAATGTGGTGTGGTTATCATTTAATTAAAGGTAAAAGCAAATTAAGAAAAGAACAAAGCATTGAGATACTCAAGAGCTATAATATAGTACCTGATAATGATATCAACGATGATCAAGCTGACGCCTTTTGTATCTTACTCTATGTAGAAAGTCAGGAGAATAAATGATTGTAATTAATATTGCCTTGGTTATTCTAGGCATTTTATATGGTGTAGGTTCAGTAACCACCTTTAAAGAGTGGTACTATCGCCACGACTATCTAGCTATTATGCTAAGTGTGTTTACATCTATCTTCTTAGTAGTAGCTGGAATATTAAACGTTTTGAATTAAAAGAACAGGTGTACTGATTGACGGTGCTTAAATGTTATAGAGTTGACAGCCAAGCATAGGGTACAAGGTGAAGGGAATGCCTTAGTTAAATGAGTGTCTCCAACTAACAGCCCTTTGCATATTGCGAGCATAGTATAATGGTAATGCCACAGATTCCAAACCTGTAAACGTGGGTTCGATTCCTACTGTTCGTGTTATTAGTACCTTATCCGCTTAAGTATAAATACAGCGCATTAGATAAGGGCATTGTTATAGGATATAGCCAAATTGGTATGTGGTAGGCAGAGTCGCAATCTGGTACTGGTTCGATTCCAGTTGTCCTAGTTCTCCTTTATTTTATTATATGTTAGTACGTCATAGAAGCCGAAAGCATATAGTAACAGGATATAGTGTTAATGGTAGCATGCGTGTTTTGGGAACATGTAGTGTTGGTTCGAGTCCAGCTATCCTGATTAGTGGTGTATAGTCCATAGACGAAGTGCTAAGCTATTGCGCAATACTTGGCACAACTATACAAGACGGCTGTTAGAGTAATTGGTGGAAGTACAGGTCGCGACTGTGTGGGGTTCGATTCCCTACTGCTCTATACTAAGATAGTATCTAATAAGATACCTGCTACTGATAGTTAGGAATAACAAGATGAGGTAGTCATAGTTAGTGGTATAGTCTAATGGTAAGACAGCATGACAAGTGTAATACGTGGGTTCGATTCCCAATACTGCTTTAAGATAAGGGAGATAATGCTAATGATGATACCTGACTGGTGTATAGGTTTGATAATAGGTATGTTGATTAACTGCATTATAGCTTTGGTTAAGGAGAGAATATGATTATATTATTATTTATTATTATGTTGTTCATTAGTCCAAGCATAGCATTGTTAGTATTGCTATTGGCTATTAACCCAGTGTTCGCATTGCTATGGCTATTAGTATGGCTTGCCATTAAACTATGAGCTAAGTAATAAAGTAATTGGGAAAAGAAGATAAAATAAAAATATTTTTTTATATATATCCCCCCCCCATTAATCGCTATGTTAAGGGAAATTTTCAGCACAAAGGACT